TCCGGCAGTGGCATTCAGGCCACCTCCTTCATTACGACTTGGTAACGATAACCGTGTAGGTTTCCGTCTCCACGCCGCTTGTAACCTCGATGGTCACCGTGTTCGCGCCGTCTGCCCATGTTGCCGCCGCGCCGTTTGCCACTGTCGTCTCGCCGTTTTTGATCTCGATCGTTGCCTCGCTGTCCTTGGCGACTGCCGTAATTGTATTCGTGGCGTTGCTCGTCGCTGCAGTATACGCGAAGATCGATTTGTTGAACGTTGGCGACAATGTCAAACTGCCGATCGCCAAGCTGGACAAACGTGCGTCGTTCAGTCTGATAACGTTGATAGACTCGTTCTCCACCTCAACGCCCATCACATCATTCGTCACATACACCTTCTGGACGAACGGCGTGACACCGGAAATATCGAGGTATACAAACGCATTCGCATCCTTCGCCCGACCGTCGCCGAAGAACTTGATAGCGTATACACGCTGATCCTCAATGAACTTCACGCTGTCGTCATATTCCAGCTTGCCGCCCTTTGCTGTTCCAATAGGCGCATAGTACCTTTTGGCAAGGCCCATCGCGGCATGCCCCGATGGTACAGCCGGGGACTGCACAACCTTGGTCGGGAACGGGAACACGTCGTTTGCATATGTGCCGTCCGGCCGGCGGACTGTCGTCGCAGGCATAACCTTTGTGAAGTAATCTGCCGGATTCACTACCAGCAACACTTCAGTGATCGCCCGGCGCTTGCTGTTCGGTCCCTGCGACAGCGTGTTCAGTATCGTGCCATACGTCACGGGATCGAAGTTCGTGATCGCTACAGCGGTCTTGCGCGGATACACGCCATCCGTCGCACCGGACAACGCACGCGTCATACCCAGTGGCTTATCATCGCCGTCACCGTCAACGATACCAACTTCAAGCTGCACGGCCAGCGCTTCCATCACTACCTCTCGGGCATATCTGTCCATCCACGCGGGGCCGAGGTCAAGCATGTCCTTTGCAATCAGCATGAAAGCCGTGAGCTTTTTCTGCGTCATGTCGTTCTTGCCGAACGCTGCCGACAGTTCTCCTGTTATAGCCGCAGTGATCGTGCCCCAGACTGCTACGCCTGAAGTCGTGCTGGAAAGCAGCTCGATGAGCGCGCCAGCGTTTTGGAAGTCGATCGCGTCAAGCAGCGGGTGCGCAGCCGCCAGGTCTTCGAAGATCGTATCAACAGTGGTCTTCGGCAGGATGTAGTCTGTGCCTGTCAGCGCCTGCTTCGGGTCGCCTGACTTCATGGCTTCAATCGCGCCCTGCCAGAACTTCGTTTCCTCGCTGGTCAGCTGGCGAATGCCGCGCGATGCGAGTATATTGGCATCTGCCGACTGGATCAGGCCGCGCGCTTCCTCCATCACCGCATCCTGCACGAACTGCGCGAAGTCGGTAAACGCATCACTGAAATCATCGGGCTTGTCGTTCTTTACAGCATCGGACATCTTCTGCATGATATCCGCTTTTTTCTGCTGCAACACATCAAGGTTTTTCATCTCTTTTCCTTTCCGCCCTGCAAAAGGGCCTGCATGAATTTAATAGTGTTGTTTTGTTTAGGCTTCTCCGGAAGCTGCTCCAGAGGCTCTGTCTGCTGTGGATCTTGCGGTTCTATCACTTCTGGCACTTGCAGACTCTCTTTTGTTTTTGTGCTTAGCACGTCCATTGCAATATCAAACGACTGCTTGAGCGTCTGATAATATTTGATCTGTGATGCCATCGTCGCGTTCAATCGTTGCATAGCCTCTGATACCTTAACCGGGTCAGCTGCTGTTTGAGCGATTTCATCACAAAATCCGTAATCCAAACATTCCTGCGCAGTGAGGCAAGCCTCCGCATCGAGCAGCTCGGTCAGCTTTTCAAGCGTGATTTTCCCTTTTGCTCGTGTCATGTAAACTTGCCTATTCCCTTCCATCATTCGATCAAGATTGTCGGCGCATTGCCTGTGCTCTTTCGCGTTTCCGAACACCCAGTCCATCATGTTGTGGATCATCATGACACTGTTGATATACATGATGATCTTGTCGCCGCACATCGCTATAATGGATGCGATCGAGTTCGCAAAACCGTCGATATAGACAGTCTTATACGCCTCATGCCTCATAAGCTGAGCATAAATCCCATATCCTTCACGCACCGATCCGCCTGGGCTGTTGATATAAAGGTTGATGTATTTTACATTCCTATACTCATCCAGCTTTCTACGGAAGAAATCTGCAGAGGTTTTGCTCTCGATCTTCTCACCAGTCCACCAGTCCCAAGAATCTGGCACAACCTCGCTGTAGATATACAGCTCAAGAGTGTCCGGCTTGTCTGTGAGTTGCTTAAAGTCAAATTTCATCATCTCTGGTTTCAAATACTTTCACCCCCTTCCAGTCTGATGCGGCGATTCTTCTGCGCCGGGTTCACCAACTGGATTAAACGTAAAAGCCCCGGCTCATCAACGATGATTTCCGAGGCTTCCTTGTCGTATCTCAGTATACTATCAAAACTGATATCCGGCCCGTGGCGCCATTTTAGCGCTTTCATGATTCGCATGGCGATATTAAGCTGCTCACAATCCGAACATTTTTTGATACCGACCGCCACATTTATACCGGAGCAGCAAGCTCTCTTCTTTGGGAATTTAATCAGTTTATCCTCCACCCTGCGTACCTCCATCCATTCCAAGCGCCTTGAGCGCCTCTTCCACCGTCGAATAGTTCTTGGTGATGAAATGCTGCCGCGCCCATGGCTCATCTATCTCGACATCTCCGCATGCTTTGCGGATATCGTTGATGCAAAACGCGCCCGAGCCAATCAGCTTATCAACCGCACCCGCTACGCTCAGTAGGTCGATGTGCTTGATCGTCTTTGTGTCGATCATCAAGTACGTGCCAGCGGCAAACCCTGCATACCCGTTTCGCTTCCTGTTAATCTCCTCGGCCAGCATGTCAACCAGTGAATCTACGCAGAACGTCAGCAGTTGATCCACTGCCTTCGATGTGTCCTGCACATCCCCGCGTATCAGCGATGGTGGTATGCTAAACCCTCTGGCCGTAAAATCGCTGATATCGTCTATCATCGCCCGGATATCTCTGCTGGTCTCGTTCGCGTACGTCCGCTGCGTCAGCTCTACGAAGTCCTGACCTTTACCAAGCGGAATCGCGCCCGAATCCGCATTCAGCCACGCCTTAAACTTGTTGTTCATCAGGTCGTTGAATATTTCTTCTTCGCGCGATCCTTTAACCGGCAGTGTGTCGTATTTAAATTTTCCCTTCGTCCCGCGCGACCGGAGGAACGACTTCATGTTATATGCAATCAGTTTTGAGTAAGATTCATACAGCCCAGATATCACCCGCCGCATATCCGTGTGCTGCAGTTGGAAATACAGCACTTCCGACTGGTTGAACGTCCGCTGGAATGTGAAGTCGCCAACAGTCACATTTGAAAACACATCATCATACAGGGCATACGGTTTCCTGATGAAGTCGTCTGCTACTAGCAGCTGGCCATTGTTCTCGATAATCAGGCATTCATTGTGCCGATAAAGCTGATATATCCATTTATGGATAAACCCGCTTGAGTTCTGGTTCTTGTTCGGTTCGACGTTCCAGAGGTAATACTCCCGTTGCTGAACCTCTTTTTTCTGGTAGAATGTTTTAAACTCGCACTTGCTGACCGCATTGGCGACCACATTTACACAGGAATTGAATGCCAGCTCTCGGATATAAATATCGCCGATGATTGAAATGTACTCATCGGCGAGTTCCCGCATATCGACTTCATTTGTTGATACTGGACGGCCAAGTTTATCCGCCAGCCAAGTTAAAATGCTCAACTTTTCAGGCCCTCCTTTCTTATCCGATTATCACCGGAAGATCGTCATATGCTCCGGATTGGCCATCTCCCAGCTCGTCCTCAATTGTCATGGCCGCAGCCAGGCTCATAAAAGGATCTGTTTTTCTCGATTTTGGCTCAATCTTCCCATACACATAGTTCCCATAGTCGGCTTCAGCCCCGCCGCTTACAGCTTTTAGTTTCTTCCCTGCCGGTACGCGCTTCGCATTATTGGTCGCCCACCGCAACACTGGCGCATCACCCCATATGTAATACTGGTTAACAAAGCAGCTGTCTATCACCGGCGCTATTTTCATGATATCCATAGGCCGTACAAGCTTCATGTTTTTGTAGTCCGTCGCATCAAACCCTATCTTTTTAAAGCTGCTGGCCAGTAGCGCATAGCGGTACTGGTCAAGCGCCAGCTTGAGGATGTTGTACTTCTCCCCCATCTGCTGAACGTACGCCGCCAATATATCCGGGCTTATCTCAACATCGTCTATCAGCGTCAGTCTGCCCGCATCGGACCATTCCTTCCACGGCACCTTAAGACGGTGCAGATCCCTTGACTGCAAGCACAGCCACGAATGATTGATGTCATACCGCATGTTCCCGTCGCGGAAGTGCAGATCAACGCTGGCCCAGTCAGTTATCATGGCATAGTCTATGCCCGCAACGCAGTTGCGCCCCATAAGCTCAGGCATTATGCGCAGCTGCTTATTGATGATATACGTAGCGATAATATTGTCCCAACATGTGACCGCCGTCTCCATCGCGCTTTGCGGAATATTCATCCGCTTTGTCATGAAATCTCCGTGCGCAATCGGGTTCAGCTTCCACTCGTTGTATTCTTTTTCCGTCTCATGCATGAGGTCTGGCAAATATGGCAAAGACGGATTGGCCATCTCCCAGTTGTCTTTATCATCAACCTCTTTTTTTTCATTCAGGCGGCAGATGAACGGTAGAAAGCCTCCGTCGTCGATCTTGCCTTTTAGTATATCCTCCGATCTTGCCAGCAACTCATCAAGCGGACCTTCACGAACATCGCCATTGGTTGTCGCGTAAAGCCGACGGGGGTGCTTCTTTTTTCCCAAGCTGGTTTCAAACACCTTGAGATTGTTATAGTTTTCATACTGGTGTATCTCGTTAAACACCACCATGCCCGATCGCATGCCGTCTTTTGACTTTGGGTTGTTGGTGCGTCCGCGTATTGTCCCGCGATACAGCAGCCCCTTCACCAGCTCCTTCGTCCAGTAGAAGTGCCGCTTCATCTTTGTCCGGTGTTTCTGATCCTCCAGGCCGTCAATAACATCAGCAACCGGGCGTACCGCTTGCTCTTCGGCATTCGCACAAATATCCACATCATACTGCTGCAGTTTGCTGTACGGTGATATCAGACATAACGCCTCCATCGCTATGTACCCATCTTTGCCAGCGCCGCGCGCAATAAATAAAAACAGGTCCGGCCAACGTGGCCGTCCTGTATCTTTCCAGAACGTACATAGGTGCAATGCCAGGCAAAACTCTTCCCATTCAAAAAGTCGTTCAAACGGCAGATATTTCGCCAGCCCTATGTATTTTTCAAGTTGCTCATCGTCAGTATATATATTCTCCGTATCGAAGCAGTGGCGCACATGCTGGACAAGCTCTTTCTGGTCATTGCAAGCTCGTATCTCCCCACGCTCCACCATTTCGATGTATCTGAGGATATGCGGATTAATCTGCCTAGAGGTCATCCCCCACACCGCCAATCGTGGACGGCTTGATTCCAATGTCAGATAGCAGGCGGAGCATCTGAGCGTTTATTTTCACAAGCTGATCGACAGAATCATTCTTTTTGTATCCCATCTGGCCGCCGCCATTGTAGTAATATACACTGACTCCCCGAAGTTTTATATCCTCAATCAGAAGCTGTTTTGCAACCCACATGCTCATATAATCATCAATAAGATCAAGGTAATGCTTACCAAAAGTATTGTTTTTATCTTTCTCATCGATTATGACAGAACCGTTTGTTTCAAGCTGAGATATAAGGCTGTCGCGGATCTGCCTATACTTTTTTGTCCTTAATATCGACGAAAAGTCCTTTTCTGGGGCTAATACCTCCCCGATCATTTCTGATTCTTCAATTACATTTTTTGTATTTTTCTTAGCCATATACCCCACCCCCTTTACGTGCGCGCGAGAATCTCCTTTGTCTTATACCCCTACCGGTCAAAGCCCCCCAAATTAATCTGCAGTTTTTTTCGACCGGGGGCTGTATCTACCAGCGCTCTGGTGTCAATCTTTCAATATCGCCGAAGTTCTTTCTTCGTTCTGGGTGCTGTTCCTCATGACAATCAAAGCATGTTGATATAAGTTGCCTTTGCTGCCGTCCATCATCATCGATGTAATAGAGGTTAAGTGCTAACTCCGGGTATTCTTTTAGGTGCTTCGCGTGGTGTACCGTTGTCGCTCGTTTATATTTTCCGCGCGCTTTACAGTATTGGCATTCACGCTTGTCGAGTTCAAGTATCTCTTCTCGACGCTTTAACCAAACCCAGCATGTATAAAACGCATGCACGTTATCATCAGCGATGCACTGCCGAACAAACTCCAGCAGTTCTAGTGTCATGCGATCCATGTTCATCTCACCCCGCGAATGCACCGTGGCACCAGACACACCGGATGCTGATCGTCCGCCCACTTGAGGCACCAGCACCCCTTGCACGGATGGTGCTCACGCTCATATGTCTTGCGGCGCTGTTCGCGCTCTGTCTCTATGGCCAGCTGCTTGTGGGCATCTTCCTGCGCCCGTGTCATCCGCGACTTCCCCATGATGTTCTCCCAAATATAAAAGCCGCTCCATGATTGGAACAGCTTTCGTGTTGCCGTGTTATCCTCGTCGGCAGTCGACCGATGCAGGCACCAGTCTCAGACGGCCCCGGCGATTCTTCTGTTTTTGAAAGGCTGGTTATGTTTCCCAACTCTTCCGACTGTACGCATTATACCACTTGACAAGGTCGCACTACTGCAAACTTTCGGAGTCCTCATTAAATTCTTAACCCGCGTATCTCGGCAAATAATTTCCGTGCATATGACAACCACCCGTATATGCTCCGTTCGCTGGCCGGAATCTGTATCTCAGCAGCATGCACACGCTCAGATATCTCCCCTCTGTCCGGCTCACGGCTCGGGTCAGTCATGTATACCATGCGCAGCGCCGTCATCATATCCCTGCCGCCATACAACTGTTCAATCGCCGATATGGTCAGCTCCACCGCCTCAAGGTCCTGAATGTCCGCCGCCGCCCGATCCAGCGCCTCTTGAGCCCGCTGCACCGCCGCGCCCGTCGAATCCGATACGCCGCAATTTCCCTCCGTCTTCCGGTGCCGCTCGATGGCATCATTCCAGATCAGCTGCTTATACTTGCTTGCCGGTCCGGCCATCGCATAGAACCTGAACGCCGCCGTTGCATAATCTCTGATATGTGATTTAACCACGCTGCTTAGACCCCCTCATCATCCGCCGCTACTAGACCTTGCCCCGCCTCATGCCTTAAACATGCCCCATGCTTTCTTATCGCTAACCTGCTCTTTTAATCCGTTGTATTTAGCCGCCAATATGCTCTCATGCTCCAACGCACACAACAAAGCGTCTCGTAGTCTAGGTTTACAACACCCAAAATTCGGAACAGCCACCGAATAACGTAGTCCGCGTATCAGGTCAAAATGTCTCTGGATTCGCACATAGCTTTCCATTGGCTGCCCCCACTTTGATGTGCTCGTGTATCTTTTTTCATAGATTGTTTTCGATATTGTTTTCATCTGCGCCGCCTCCTCACACTATTCTCTCGAACGATATCACCCACACCCACGGATTCTCATCCCACCCATACCCGCGCTTGGCGTTGATGCTGTCCCAGAGTGCCGCAAATGCTTCAATTACGCTGTCACATTGACTGCACTCGTCTTCTCCGCCGAAGTCACACTGATTCCCATTTCCGTAGTTATCGATACAATCTTGACAGTCAGGATACGCACCCTCTCGAACAACATCAACCGGAGTTATATCCTGCACCGGTTCCACCCTCACATCCGTCACGCGCAGGAAGACCCTTGCCGCCGCTTTCGGCATATGTATTGATGGCCGGTACTTTGGAATGTCGCCCACATATTCGCAAGCCTCACAGGTTATATGTTTTAATACTCCATGCGGCATACAGATTCCATCCTCCGTGCAGTATGTGCATTGTTGATCTGCTTTGTAATAATATTTACCGTTTACATCACACCATGTCTCCCGCACATAGAGAGCGTCACCTACCATGTAGCGTGACTTCCTCATTGGATAGTCAATAGCATAATCCCCATACGCCTCGAACGTCGCCCACAATCCCTTTAGCGTTGCTGTCTTATCGAGGTTGCCGTCATAGCAGACTTCCGGATTTATGTCCAAGCATTCAAGCCTTCCTTCTGGCGGCTGTGGCACAATCACCCGCCGCGTCATCGTCTTTCGCCCGTCCAGTATGGCCCGCACCATGTCACCGCAGAATATGATCGGCTTTGCCACCGTCAGCATCTCTTCCCGCGTCATACCGTCGCCGCCTCCTCAATCCAGATACCGCGAATAGTTTCGGGCGGTTTAACCGGATATGAATTGTACTCGACGGTCACAACCCTTTCGTAGCTAAACACGCCCTGACATCTGCCGCGTTCGTATTCATCGTTAGAGTCGGCACACTCCCAGCTATCGCGGTTCTCATACCCGCAATATGGACACTTGATCTGGTTGGTAAGGCACTGGTCATCCGGCTCCTCGTTGATTTCCATCTTCCTCACCCCTGCCGCGTTCTCTGTCTTGCTTAACGCGCTGACCGCATAGCAGGTTTCCCCGGCCATTATCGGTGTACCAAAAACATAATTGTCGACGCTGATATCAACCTCTCCAATGTATGGATAGTCCGTTACCTCAAGGCCATGTTTACACCAATCAGATATGTCATATAGTTTCATCACCGCTCTCCCTTCATTTTTTTAGCAAAGGTCTGCCGCTATTAAGAACAGGCAGGGTTCTTTAGAGCTTGAGTTGAAGACCCTTATTGTGTCCTTCTGTTCTTCCGGTTTCTCTTTTTCAATTGCCTTTAAAATGCGGATTTTCGCTTCAGCTTTTGTTATCACATCAGGATGGAGTTCCTCGTTCTCTTCTTTTGAGGTAACCATCTCGTAGTAAAAGTCAACTGCTTCCTGCTCATTGTTGGCGCGAATCAGCGCATAGTATTCCGCGTCATTAAACTCATAAAATTTCATAGTTTCATTCACTTTCTCTTCCTCCCTTGCTTCTTGCTCACAGGTGTCGTAC